GCCGGGCTGTTCCGCAGCGGGGGATTCCGCCGCCTGCGCTACCGGCTGTTCCGTAGTCGTTTCCGGGCGCACGGCTTCGCCGCCGCCGGACAAGATTTCGTCCACCGACTTCATGATGTTCCTGTTTTTGTGCTAGGTCACATACGCCCGCTATCCGGCGGCGATCCGCGCTTTAATGTGTCGCGGTCACAAGCGCCCGAACCCCGGCGGCGGGTTATCTAACGCGGCGTCCCGTTTCCTTGATTTGGTCGCGGACTTCGCGTGGGTAAAGATCATAATTTCCAAGTTTGCGGATAGCCTCCTGTGTCGCCACGCTTGCAGCTATCAGGACCGTTTCGCCATCAGCATTGCGCCGCCAACACATGCCATCCGGCGTCGGCGGCGGCGCTGGATATTTCCGCAAAAACCTTGCTCGTGAAAGCGCCATGGTCAGAACCTAGCCGAAGCCGCTTCCTGCTTCATTCTTGCGGATTGATCGGCCTGCATCAGATGCGCGCCGTCCATTTCCATATCGTGTTGCGCCTTCAGCGGCGCTAATTGCGCTTCCTGCATCGTCTTGGCGGCTTGCGCCTGCTTCAACACGCCCGACTGCTCGGTCTCAAAAACCTTGGCTTGCGCGCCGCTCATTTCGATCATGGCGCGCTGCTCAGCCATCGGGTCGCGCTTCGCCATGCGCTCAAGGATTTCCGCCTTGTTCTTCAAGCCCGGCGCGGCCCTGATCAATTCATCCGGCGGGATCGGAATGCCAGCCTTGGCGAGTTCCGTGAGCTGCTGCCATTGCTCAAATTGCAGCGTCACGCCGTCCGGCCCGTCCGCAATGATGATGTCGCAATCAAGTTCCGCCACGTTCGGCACAACGCCGGAAATGCTTTCCGCCATCTGCGGATTCTGCGCCGCCATCATCTGCAATTGCATCGGGTCAACGTTCATCGCGACCCACTTCATGTTACGTTCGTCGTCCGTGGTCCTGATCCACTTAGGAGCCGTCCAGAACTGACGGATGCGCGCCCATACTTGGCGGAAAACGCGAATATCCATCTGGCGAAGGCTATCAAGCAAGTCGCCTAGCGCGACCATGCCGCCTTGCTGACTGGCAAGGATGGCCCGGCCCGACGCCGCATTCGATCCTTGCGCGCCTTCGCCCATCTGCGTCGCGTTCGGCCCCTTGAGGTCAATCGACGCCTTCGCCTCCTGGAGCATCTGGAAATGCGCCGTAGCGAGGTCCGACCGCGTGTTAAACTGAAACGTATCGTTCAGCGATCCGCCAAGCGGGTTGACCACGATCACGCCATCAGGACGCGCCGCTTCCTTGCGGGTCTTTTCAATGTCCTTAACCGCGCCGTCAACCATCACGATTTGCGCGGTGTTCAGAAGGTGAAGCGCCTTGGAGTTCCGCTTGTTGATCGCGTCCTGAATCAGGATCATCTCGCGAACGAGACCGTAACGGTTGTTATCCCGGTCCACATAGGCGGACTGGAACACCATCTCGCAGGCGCTTTCGCCCTTGTCGTCAACGTAGGGCGAAGGCCCGGCCTTGAGAATCCCGCCCTTCGTGAATTCGACGAAGTGCCATTCTTCATCCCGCTTCAACCACATCTGGACAATGCGGACGCGCTGGCGTTTGCTATCGCCCCAGACCGCGTATTTCGGCTTGTCGTCATACGTGTCCGAAGCCGGCGTATAGGCCAGTGTCGCCGTCAGAATGTCATCGCTATCGGGATAGAAACGCTTGGCTTCCGCCATGTCCATCCATTGAACCGTGCCCAGGTATCCCGCATCGGAAAAATCCGTTTCCGCCGAATGAGGGTCCCAGAACATCCGATCCCACGGAATGCGGCGAAGGATAATCACAGGCTCGCCGTTATAGCCCATTTCGACTGAAACAGAAATGCCGGCGACGCCTTCGATCAACAGGTTGCGCCAGCAAGCCGACCGCTTGGCGTCGTATTGCTGCTGATCCGCGACGTACTTGAGCGCCTGCGTGGCGGCGTTCGCGTCTTCCTCGTGCGCCATCGTGCGAGGAAGGGCTTGCGGATCGATGCGCTGTTGCTTTTCAAGGCCGACAAGGAAGTCAACCTTAGTCTTGATCCGGTTGTCTATGTAAGGCGGTTGACCGCGCTTGCGCAGCGCCTCTAGCTCTTCCGCCGATAGCTGTTTGTTGTCGTGGTAATCGCGGTCGCGCTCGGCAAAGCGGCGCGCTTCAGCGGTCGCGGCTTCGCTATCCTCAAACATCTTCACGAGGTCACCGACCGCAAGCTTGTCGCCCGCGTCGATTTCCTCCGGGAGAGATTGGGAAGCGATCATGCGGCATCTTTCACAAGAACAACCGGCTGCATGGACTGACACCAGGTCATTTCATACGCATCGCCAAATTCGTTTTTGACAGCGGCATCGGCAGCATCTGATAAGCGCCGCGCCTCGATATCATTAAGCGCGTCCTGCCATCGCTTTTCTTCAAGCGTCTTGCGAAAGCGGTTCGGGGATGGCGCACACGAATAGCCGGGCAAGCAGGCGCACGGGGAAGCGATCATGCGGCTCGCCTTTTGCGAACAAACTCTTGAAATTCGTCAACAAAGCCCATCATATCGTCCGCCGTGAGGCCCTTACACAAACGGGCCATTCGTTCGCCGGTGGCCGCCTGAATACATATTGTCCACTGCCCCGAATAATTCTTGCCAATGATAGCGCCAATGTCACCGTAATGAGCGCCATAAAACATTCCGTCGCACCAATCGCCGCGAAACCCGCTGTAATCGGCGCGTTGCAATTCTTCGCTCATATCGTTTTCCAGTTCACGCCGCCTTCGTCGTCGCGGCTGTAACGGTCGCGCTTCGGACGCTCTGACGGTCGCGGCGCATCGCCCGCAATCATCTTGTCAAGCAACTGGCCAACAAGGCCCAACGCATCAACCTGGTCGTCATGCTTGCCAGCGGGGAAACTCAGCATTTCGGCTTTCAGATCGGACACCCACGGCTTGCCAGTCGGGACATACAACCCGCCATTCGCGATGCGCCCGCGTATCGATTGCGCCCTTACGCTCTTGTCGCCGCGCGTCGGGAACACCTCGCGCGCAACCCATGCGCGCCGCTCACGCTGACGACGATCAAGATAAGGGCCAATGCCGGCCCGGATTTGCCCCTGTTCTTCCGCCCAGCCAATCGGCTTCCATTCCGCGACCAGATCACAGAACGCTTCAACCCATTGATCCGACGCCGCCTGCTTGCGCCAGAGGTCCAACAGATACATTCGGCCTTCCGGATCAAGGCCGACGACAACATGAACCGTGTAATCGCCGCCGTCGCTCGTAACCGCATAGTCAGATGCGCCATAGATGCGCAGGGTCTCGCGTGGCGGGGCTTTGTCGTAGGGCCTTAGCCATTCAGCCCGAAAATAATCGCCTTCCTCCGGCGCGGGTCTCTGTTGATAGAGCGCGGTCCACAATCGCATGTCGCGCTTTGCAGCGGCGCGCATGTCATCGGAAAACCATTCCGGCCATAGAGGTTCGCCAGCCGCCCGGCCTAGCGGATCGTTGTCTTCCGCTTCCATGGGCAGGCGGACAACATGCCAACGCGCGCCCTCTTCCGCCAACAGCCGCCCGGCTAGATCGTCCTCGTGCCACCTGGTTTGGATCAGGATTACCGCCGCGCCTGGCTTCAAGCGCGTCTCAAGGTCAAACCGATACCAATCCCACTGTTTATCGCGGACCAGCTTGCTGTCAGCGTCCTCGCGACCGCGTATTGGATCGTCAATCACCGCAAGATCGGCGCGGCGTCCCGTGATCGATCCGCCAACGCCTGCCGCGTAGTATTCGCCCCCTGCCGTGGTTTCCCACCGACCAGCGGCTTTGTTGTCGTCGGCAACGCCAAACCCCAGGACATTCCTATCCTCGGATACGATGTTACGGACCCTCCGGCCCCATTTCTCGGCAAGCTCGGCGGTGTGCGACGCCGCTATGACCGCTTTGCTCGCATCCTGCGCCAGAAACCAAGGCGGGAATAAAACGCTGCCATACGTGCTTTTGGCGGAGCCCGGCGGCATGAATACCGCGAGACGGTCAATCTCGCCACAGGCTACGG